GGCGTATAACACAGGAAGTGCTGTAGCAGGCACAGCTCGTTATGGCACTACCTATACTATTGCTTTTAGTATGGAGACTGCTGCGGATTTACAGCCGTGCGTTAATTCAAAACCTGATATCATCGCTGATTACAGTGCGCCGCCTACTACATTTGATATAACTACTTTACATGCTACGTTATTAGGTAAGACTACAGCTAACGTTAGTATAAACTCAGTGTCTAGGTTGATTAGTTATGGCTCTGACTTAAGCTGGCATGGGGGCTACACTCAATACTTCGTAAGTACTCCTAACAGTCTTTCTGTCCAGTTACTTTGTAAGACAGTAACTAGTACGGACATGTCAGTTTATCCCTACTCTATAACGTTTGGCAACTCCCAGACTTTTAGATACTCAGATGGCGCCGCGCTATTTTATTTTAGAGACAGTGCCGGTAACTGGGCGTTGTGGCAGCCTTTAACAAAAGAACAATTCGGCAATGGTACTCTTAGAACTATTATTGCTAAAATGCCAGATCAAACATTTGTTGACTCTGGTGGTATTATTGATTGGTCAGACATTGTTGTCACAGGGCAGGGTCAGGACGTTGTATCCACTAGCGTATCTACGCAGAGGTGGAATGTTGCATGTGAGGCTGTGATGACTCCTGCGCTAATTACAGGAGGCATGGCAAGTAGCCCTACGTCCCCTAAACTTATTGCAGACAGCTTTGGCAGTGGTGTTAGTATATACCGCTCTAGCTCTCAGGGTATAGGACAAGATCTGATAGCCACCAGTGTTGAGTTAGGCGACCTAGTAACAAAGACACACTTCATAGGCTCTTTGGATTCTACATCATACCCTGCCAACAACAGCGATTCTTTATTGGGATATAAATGCGAAGCAGGTTCTCACTCATTCCTTGTAAAAGCCAGTGATGAAGATACTTTAGATTTTAGATCTTGGATTCTACGATCTCCTGATAAACAAGATTTCATAGTTGACCCTCTATCTAGTATAAGTGCTACGTACTTAACTAATTCGTGGATTGTAAGTGGTTACGATGTTACGTGGAAAACAGGAGTTTCTTGTAATGGCGCTAACTTTGTAGCTTGTGGTGTTATTGATATAAAAGGTGCTGAGTTTTTAAATGGAACTGTTTCCGATAGTATAAGTACCACACATGCCATGACTGCTTCCGATGGAGCTTCCGTAGGATATGACTTTGAGAAAGGATCAGAGACTTATGCTATAGAGTTATCTAGTGTAGGAGGTACTTATGATTTAACAGGCTCTACGTTCAGTGGTTATACTACTATTTTAAATGTAACTGCTGCCACAGGCACGACAACTATCACTCTGGCAGAAGGGCAGACTGTGCCTAGTTATGACACAGCAGGTGCTACAGTAGTTTTTGTTTTTCCAATACTTTTATCGGACGTGTCTGTAACGAACATAGTAGTGGGTTCACGTTTAAGAATACTAAATGTAACCACAGGCAGTGAGATTTTAAATACTGTAGTGACATCTTCTGACTACTCAGATACTTATATAGAAGGTACTACATATACCACAGGGGATTTAGTAGAAGTTACAATAACATACCAAGCAGGTCTAGTAGCAAAATTAGGCTTTAAGCAGAGTGTTATCGTAGGCTCTAACGGTTGGAGTGTTCTTGCAGAACAACAAGATGATACTGTCTATACCTTGAACAATATAGATGGCTCTACAGTGACTAACTTTACTGCGGATTATGTAAATGATGAAATAGATATTATTACTGCTGTCGATTATGAAGGAATAGCTTTGTATGCTAGGTATGTATTCTTTACTACTACAGAGGATGGGATAAGAGACTTCTTTGGGGGTATTGTAGCCATGGATGCCGCAAACTATTATAACGATATAAATATAGTTAACCTGTTCTTAAATAATAATACAAGTACCAACCTTAAGCAAACTGATAATGTAAGGTACTATAAATCGGATGGTTCCTACCCTGTTAAAAACCCCACTACAGGTGGAGGTGGTATAGATATTGTATGGAGGGATAGGGTATATGTAGCTGAGACAGGTATTAGCGGGTTAACTCCCACTGAAAGCGCACAACTTCAGTACCTTATAGATAACTATGATAACCCAACATATTTCTTTGGGGAAGATGGTACTACAAGGGTGGAGCAACCAGACTGCTTTTATATATCATTAAGAAGTTTAGATTCTCTTACAGAGATTAAAAGAATATCTACTGTAGATTCAGACAATAACCCTATACGCCTAGCAGACTCTACGGGATATATACTAGCATGATATTACCCCCTTGTTTAAATAATGCAACAGTGTGGCGAGTTGATAAATACCCTACATCTGCTGGAGAACTATTCGCAGAACTTGTCATACAAGATGTGGTTGTAGAATATGTAGAAACCGATGCTATAGCAGAGCAACAAGATAATGACTTCCTAGTTGAAATGGAAGATACACAAATAGAAGTGGAAATAGGAGAAATAGATGTCATCGTTGATACCTGTTGTGATAGCTAGAACAAGCACATGTTCTTATACACTTGGAATTAAAGATAGTGATGGTGTTATTATCACAGACTTAACAGAATGGACTTGTAACATCCAATTAAGAAACAAAAGGACGGGTGTGTTATCAGGGACGGTAGACAGGGAAGTCACTTTAAAGAATACAGCAGAAGATAGATTCTTAGTTATATTATCCTCCTCAGATACAGATATAAGTCCAGACGACTATACACTAGGTGCAGAGTTTAATAACTCCACTACATCTGAGAGAAAAGAGTTGAAGCCTCCTATAGAGATAACAATTACTGAAGGATATGTAAGATGACTATTGAGAGAGATGAGAAGGGTAGGATTAAGAAAGGTACTAGCGGTAATCCAGCAGGTAGGAAAGAAGGCACTACTAATAAAAGGATGACCAATAAGCAAGTACAAGATTATATTGGAAAGAGAAAAGGACACTACTTCAAGATGATTGAGGAGTTGGCATACACAGCTATGAAGCCTCATGTAGATGAAGTGGATGAGAAGACAGGTGAAGTTAAGAAAGTGATGAATATGGCTTTCGATCCTAAGTTGAGCTTCACTTGCTTTAAAGAGTTAATTGGTATTGATATTCAAGTTGATATATTTGAATACAAGAAGATGCAAGATAAGAAGAAGGTAGGTGGAGGTGGTAGCTCTGGTAAAGAAGATAAAGAAGATGATCACTCTACTCCAGTTATCTCTATGTTTAAATAAATAATAAAAGAGTAGCTATGTTAAATATTGATCCCCAGCCTCACCAAAAAGCGTTCTTGGAATGTAATGGAACAGAAGATAAAGACCCTATCAGGATAGTGTTCTTTGGTGGTGGTGCTGGCGGCGGTAAAACATGGTCTATTCTAGTTGATAATCTTTTTGGTGTACATGACCCAGACTACTTTAGTGTGTTCTTCAGGTCAACCAATAATGAGTTAGAAACTAACCTTTGGCCTGCTGCTAAGAAGATGTACTGGGATTTACTATTCTCAGATGTTGAAGGTAAGAAGCCTAAAGGTAAGGCACACATAAATGAGCAGACAAAGACTATCACTTTCCCGTCAGGTGCAAAGTCTAAATTCTCTTACTTGGAATACGATAAACACGCCGACAGTTGGTATGGTGCTGAACTTTGTAAGATCTATATAGATGAACTACAAATGCACAGTGAGTATGCCTTTACTGTACTTAGATCAAGAAACCGTTCAGTAGCTAAAGTACCTAAAGGTATGAGGTTTACATTAAACCCAGACCCTCAACACTGGATGTTCGAGTGGATAGAGCCTTTCCTACTGACAGATGGTAGTGGGTTGCCAAACCCAGAACATGCAGGCAGAACTAGACATTACCTAATTATAACAGGAAAGTTAATAACATCTTGGGATAAAGAAGAGTTAATAGATTTACATGGTAAGGTTCCTCAGACTTACACATATATACCAGCAACACTTAAAGATAATAAAGTATTACAAGAGATGGATCCTGAGTACTTCGCAGTGTTGGACTCAATGCCAGAAGATAAGCGCAACGCCTTATTACTGGGAGCTTGGGTAGACTCTGCTGATTCTGGAGTATACTGGAAAAGAGAATGGCTTGAACAAGCACACTGTTTACCTACAGGCGACTTACAAACTATCAGAGCTTATGACTTAGCAGGTACATTACCAAGTCCTAATTATAGGTCGCCAGATTACACAGTTAGTATTAAAATGTCCAGATGTCCAGAGGGTAAGTACTATATGTGGGGAGACTACATACCAGACTTCACAGATGAAGGTACTTACATATATGGACGTATGAGAAGAACATATGCAGATAGAGATGAAATAATGCTCTCTCAAGCTATACACGATGGGGTAGAGGTACATTTGATACTCCCAGAAGATACGGCCTCTGCTGGTAAGGAGGTTTTTGCATCTAAAGTGGAGTACTTCTTAGCAGAGGGTTTCATAGTTAAAAAGGATGTAGCAGTTTCTAACCACAAGAAGCTCACAAAAGCAGAGCCTTTCTTCCAAGCGTGTGGTATAGGTCATGTTTACATAATAGAGAATACCTTTACACCAGAGACTCTGGCTTGGTTATATGGAGAGTTGGAGAGGTTCGTAGGGGATAGGTCAGGTAATACATCCCTATCTAAAGATGATGCAGTGGATATGTGCGCTACTGCATACAACTATTTATCTAGAAATAAAACTATAAAGACTCCTGTATATAGAAGTCTATCTAATTATAAAACACTAGCATCTTCTCTATTAACTTCGAGAAGACTATAAAAAAAAGGAAAATACATTGAAACCAATCGTAAAGCAAGAAAGTGAAGGTAAGTTAGTAATCATACAACGTGGCGTAGGGTTTAAGGTTGAAGGTTTATTCTTCCAAGCCATACAAGAAGCTATCCTCGATGGTTACAAACTCCCTAAGAGTCCTGAACTATTAGATGACTTCTCCTTTAGAAATTATCAAGGAATGGCAACAGGCAAATGTGTTTTGTTTGCAGAAGGTAAAGACCCTTCAGATGCAAAGCCAAAGCCAGAAGTAGTTGCTCCAGTGGTCGAACCTGTAGTTGTAAAAGAAGAGCCAATTGTTGCTGAACCAGAAAAAGAAGTTGTAGCAGAAGTAGTTGCTCCTATTAAAGAAAATAAGAAAGCAGGTCGCCCCTCTAAGAAGAATACATAAATAGGTACTTTAAATGTCTGAGAATATTGATAAAGCAGAGGCTATTCCTGTTGCAGACTTATCTAGGCTACCTAAAGAAGCAGGACAACCCTACATAGTAGAAGGCTTCTCTCTTATAAAAGAACAGAAGAAATTAGAGTTGCACCCTGCTAACCTCCCTTGTACGTTTAAAGAGATGTTAAATGATGCTGATGTGGCAGATGCCTTAGATAGTATCTTGGTTAAAGCTCTACCAGCCTTAGAGAAAGGCAAGGTTAAGTTTAAAGGTACTAACACTATCTCCAAAGACAGTGCAGACTTATTAAACTACGCTATTAGGAATATGTCTCAAGGCACTTGGTTAGAGGCTATGCAAAACGCTGTAACTTGTCTAGTACATGGCTACGCTTTAATAAACCCAGTTTTAGAATATAGAACTTATGGTAAATATAAGAATAGCGTTGTATTAAAGAAGTTAGCACCTAGAACACAGTCTAGTGTATATGGGTGGGTTTGGGACAACAAAGGCAGAGACTTGAAAGGTGTTATTCAGAAGCCTATGAAGTTAGCTAGTAGGACTGCCAAGTTAGGTAACTACTCCTCAGACAAGATAAACTATTCTGCTGTAGCACAAGGTTTTTATAAAGATAGTAAATACACTTTTATAAAGTCTAGTAGGTTGTTACATTTTAGGTTTAACCCAGTAGATAATAGTCCACAAGGTTATAGCCCACTCTTTAGTTGTTATGATGCTTATGCAGAAAAGAAACTAATAGAGCAGTATGAGATAGTAGGAGCAAGCAAGGATTTAGGCGGTATTGGTCAAGTTGACATGCCAATGGATATGATGCTCAAAGCTACTGACCCAGAGAACTTCCCAGCAGAAGCAGCAGCCTATGCTACATTACTTGATACAGCCGCAGGTGTACAGAACGCTGAAGGTAATCTGATTGTAGTGGCTAGTGATGTTGACCCCAATACTAAGCAAAGGTTATACGACTTTAGAGTTAAGGGTTTAGATGGAGGAGGTAAGCAATATAAAACCTCTGAAATCATTGAGATCAAACGTAAGAGTATCTACAACGTCTTTGGTGCAGCCTTTAAGATATTAGGTCAAAGTGGACATGGCTCTAACGCCTTATCCTCTAACCAAATGTCTACACATGATTACTACGTTCAACGTTTGATTATGTGGATAACAGATGTGATAAACACTCAACTACTTCCAATGATATTACAAGCTAATAACATAGAAGTTGATTGGGATGATATGCCCTACTTTGAAGCAGACGATCCTACTAAAGCTGATGCTGAAGTGTTAGGCAAGTTAGCTAATAGGTTAGCTAGTTCTGGTTTGATGACTCAAGCAGTACATAGAAAGTTGCTTGAAAATATGGAACTACCCACTGAAGGTATAGAAGATATCGACTACGAAGCCTTAAGAACAGGTGGAGGTTCAGAGGGATCTGGCAATGGTGCTACACAGAAAGAGGGTGGTGGTAGTGATACTAATAACGAGAATGCTTCATAGGAAATAATATGAACTTAAAAGATTTATTCACCAAACCAGATGCAGTAAGTATTACTAAGAATACTGCACAAGATAAAGTAAGGCTAATCAGAGATGCTATTGAGTATGTATTTGAAGTCAAGGGTTATAAAGAGTGGGCTTATTATGAAGATCACGATGAAAGTTATATCTACTTTACATTATGGTATGAACCTAAAGAGAAATACAGCCAGTTTAAGATAGCTTACACATACAATGATCATATAGTTAGTCTTATTGAAGATGAAGCTAGTTTTGTTACCAAACTAACAGAATGGAAAGATGTACCCGCAGAAGAATCTGATGTTGAGAAGTCTATACTTAAAGTGCTTAAAAGCTTCTTTAGTAAAGAGACACCAGTCGAGATTATCAAGGCTTTTGATGATGAACAGATGATATCTGTAGAACCTGTCTGGCGACCTGCTGGAGAAGTGGATCTTCACGGAGATACTATTTCCCTAGAAGAAATAAGAAAAGCTGTAGACAATATTAACATGAAGATTGACAAGGGTACGCTACAAGCTGGCTTATTCCACGGGCATAAAACCAACACCTTTACTTGGCAACGTGCTTGGGTGCAGGAAGTAGATGCTACATTAGAGGATACATTTGTTAAAGCAGGTACCCCCCTAATATCAGCCAAGTGGAGTAACAAGGAAGCTTGGGAAGATAAGAAATCTGGAGTGTTGGGCGCGCCCTCTTTTGGAGCTAAAGGTATTAAAGTGGAGATGGAAGATGAGTGAATCAAACGGTAAAGCAAAGGCGAGTCTCTATGACTTAGATATATCTGAAATATCAATGACAGATGAATCTCAAGGTTTTGCAGCATCAGGTATGGAAACTATTCTATATAAGAATAGAGAGACACGTAAAGAAGATTTAACTAAAGAACAATTAGCCTTACTAGAAAAGTATGGTGAAGAATTTACTCCGTTGCAAAAGCAACTTAGTGATACCAACTCCCTCTCCTCTGTCAAGAGTGATGCAGGGGAAGACAACTTGACAAAAGGAAACGAAATGTCAGAAGATAAAATTGCTTTGCAAAAAGCTTTAGATGAAATTGCAGTTCTTAAACAAGAAAAGCAAGACGTAGAGACTAAGCAACTAGAGTCGGACATTGAGAAGTATCAATTCTCTGAATCTGAAGCTGTAGTCAAAGCCCTACAAGGTGTAGAAGTGTTAGAGCGTGAAGTTCTAATTAAAGCATTTGGAGATATCTTTGCAGCTAAAGAAGTTATCACTAAGTCTTTAGAACTTAAGACAGATGTTGACGCACAACATGCAGAGGTAGGTGCAGATGGAGAAGCTGAGATTGAGAAAGCAGTAGATCCTAAAGATTTGAATGCACAACTTAAAGAATTAAACAAGGAGAATAAATAATGCCAACAGTTTCTACAAGCAGAAAACTATTAACTACTTTGATTGCAGCAGAAGATAGTTTTGCGATGGATAATGCAATTGACTTTAACTATGCAACAGTAGACGTAGGTGCATCAGGTTCAGTAGACAATATTGGCGTTGCTATGATTTGGAATAATGCCACATCAGAGTTTGAGCCTTACGTAGCACAAGTTATTGCAACAGTTATTGCAACAGGTGGATCACCACTTAAAGATGGCTCTGTCATTGCTCTAAGTGTTGGTAACTATCAAGGTAAAGGCTTCAACGACGAAGACACTGATCTAGGCGGCACTGCTCCTAAGATGACTGTTTTGTATCGCGGCGATGCTGCTGTCCTAGAAGAAGGTATTATCTGGAATGGTGCTGATGCAGGCGCACAAACTGCTTTCTTAGCACAACTAGAAGCTCAACGTATTACAACTACCGAACTAGCTGCTGATGCCGCTGCTTCATACTTAGTATAAGAGGGATTGAATAAAAATGATTACACCTATTGATAAAGCAGTACGTTCAGGCTTCAATTCTTTTGAATTGCAGGATGTAACAGAAGGTATTACACGCAGTTCTTCTGTTAAGACAGGCTTCTTACAAGCCTTGCTTGGCGGTACTATGAATGAGTTCTCAGTAACTACTGATAAACTAAGCTATGACGAATTGGTAGAGACAGTACAACTACCAGTTGGTAAGCGTTTTGATGAAGTTGGTGGAGCTAGAGTAAGTAAAGATAACGCTTTAGAGAAACTATTCCGTACAGGTTCTTATGGTATTAGTGCTAATGCTTCTCCAGCAGATGTATCTGGTAAACGTAAGCCATTTACTAATGAAGTCTACACTCTTGCAGAACGTGTTAACGAAATGTCTCGTAAGATGGAACGCTCTTGGGTAGATCACAACGAACTAGCCTTAGCTTCTGTACTAAACTCAGATACTAACTCTGTATTTGGTGGTGCATCTAAGTCTTATAACTTCTTTGAAGATGTATATGGTGATACACGTGCAAACTTAGGTTATGCTGCAACTGACCTATTACTTGGTGGTACTACTGCTGAGAAGATCATCAATGATCTAGTAGATAAGTTACAACAAGAGTGTGCTAAAGCTAACACTACTTACACTGCATTAGTTATGTTATGTAGTGGCGACTTGTATGACAAGTTGTTTGATTATGAACAAACTAAAGCTATGGGCGTAATGGGCGTTAACACTCCTCTTACTTTAGACCTACGATCTTTAGCTGGCGACAGAGGCGGTTTCTCTGCTGATGAAATGGTATTCCAGCGTAGACACTTCACTTCTACATTAACAGGTGTTACTTACATCCGTATGGCAGACAGCATTGGTGGTATCTCTCTAATGGGCGGTACTAACAAAGGTTACTTGCTACCTGTAGGTGCTGAGAATACTTTTGCTACTGTTTATAGTCCTTCACAGACTATGGATCACGTAAACACTATGGGTATGAAGAAGTACGCGTTTATGGAAGAGCATAATCGTCGTGGTGTTACCTTATGGGAAGAGTCAAACAACCTCTATATGAATCGGAATGCTAAGTTGGTATTCCCTGTTGTTTCTTCTACCTAATAAGTATTAGATGATTTAGGCCACAAGGAAGTGGCCTGTTTTATAATAAATATTTTATACAAGTGTTTATTATAAAACATTAAGGGTTTAACTATGGCAATAATAAACAGAACGGAGTTACTAAGTGACCTAGTTACTTACCTCCCAGATCAGAACGCATTACCTACACCTCAGCTTACATCTATTATAAATAATGTAGTAGATAACCATATACCAGAAGATGATGAAATCTACTATGCAGAGGCTTTATGTAAGAGTCTTAAAGTGGCTGGGCTGATGAACAACACTAAGTACTCTGTTGATTCAGCATCTATCATAGAAGAAGAAGTGGGTAATGTAAGGTATAAGTACTCAGATAAGAATGGTACATCCGTCTGGAAAGACTTCTTAAACTCTTTATCAGATATTTGCCCCTACTTACCTAAAGGTGGTTATAACTTACCTACAACCTTTGGAATACAAGCAATAAAGGCTGAGGCTGTAGTTGTAGATACTTGCACTACTAACAACTTAACATTATAGGAGAATACCTTTGATAAAGAGAGTAGTTAAAGATAAAGATGGCAATGTCATCGAAGACAGAGAGATTACCTTAGACAAAGAGGTAGCCTCAGTTAAAGAGGTTGTCAATGTTAAAAGCGAAAGTAACAAGAAAGAAAAACGGAAAAATAGACAAGCTTCTAAAGAGTCTTAATACCCTACAGAACAATAACCTACAGGTTGGTCATTTTGCATCTAGTGGTAAGCATAGTAGTGATTCAGACTTAACTTATCCAGACTTGTTAGAGTTGTGGGCGCATGGAGCTGTACAAGAAGGTGTTGTTAAGAATCCTTTAGCCGCCTTCAGTCACAACCAGATTAAGAATAAAGGCTTCCTAAAGAATCCTAAAGTTAAGGCTGTATATAGGAAGTGGTCTAAGAGTCTGACTACAGGCAAGGCAAGTGAGGCTTTCCTTGTAGAGTTAGGTACAGTGCTGAGAGATGAGTATGCTAATACATTTGGTAGGGCAGGATACTTAATGCCTGTAGTGGGTAATAACAGTACCCCTCTATTAGATACAGGCGAACTTCAATCTGCTACAGCCTTTAAATCTTCCGTTAATAATAAAGTAGACGAGGTAGGAATGTAATGAGATCACGTATTATGCAAACCCCTCTTACACTAGAGAGGAGTACGGGAGGTGAACTAAATAGTGATAACAAGTATATAGATAACCCACCAGTATTAGTAAGTGGTGGACTATTTAGCATACAACCCTACCAGAAAGGGAGCAAAGAGTACCAACTACCAGAAGGTATTAAAACTTCTGATGCTCTTATTCTAATAGGATCAACACCTGTCAAAGAGGCAGATCAGTTTGAGGATACCAAAGCGGATCGAGTCTTAATAGATTCTAGGTATTACATAGCAGATAATGTAGCTAACTGGGCTAGACATGGTTCTAATGCAGACCATTACGAATCTATCTTCATCAGAGAAGATAAACTCTCTCAACAGAGGCAATCATAAATGGCATTAGATATAACAGCAATAACTAATACATTTGTCGATATTGCAGCTAAAGAGGTAGGGAGCCAGCTTAGTACTGTTAGGAAGTCTGGTGCAGATGTCCCTGCTGTTATATTAGCAAGGGATACACAGACTACTCCGAGTTACCCATATATTGCTGTAGATATTATAACAATAGATGATTCAGGCAGTTGGCGAATATCTCAAGGTGTTAATGACGCTGGAGAACCTTGGGTTGCCTCCTACTATAGAATACTGTTTCAATATACAGTGTATGGCCCAGACTCACTATCTATAGCACACTCTCTTAAAGGTAAGTTCAGAGTGGATAGAGTCTTAAACGATGTAGAGGTGGGGACAAGTGGCAAGATAGAAGATGTATTTGCAGTTTCATCTCTACCAGAAAAGCTTTCCAGCAGATACTTAGAGGTTGCAGCATTTAATCTCTCTCTAACTATGACAGATATTGTTGTAGATGTAGAGACAGGGCTTATAGCAAATATAAACCTAAACGGGGATTTAACTAATACAGATGATAGTACATTAGATTTAGATGTAGTCGTTCCAGTACCATAGTAATTAATAAAATTTCTTAAAGGAGAAATAATCTTGGCTTATCAAGAAATCACCACAGTAAACATCTCACTGGATGTTTCAGCAGTATCTAGGGCATCCTTCGGAATCCCTTTGTTTATCGCAGACCATGTATGGTTTAAAGAACAAACACGTCAATACTCTAGCTTTTCTCAAGTAGCAGATGATATCCCAACAAGTTCAAATGTCTATGCGGCTATGCAACAAGCATTCTCTCAAGACATTGATCCTAGTGTTGTTAAGGTGGGTAGACGTGAAGTAGATAGTATTACATTCACCCCTGAAGCTGTAACAGCAGTTGGTCAAGTTTATACACTAGAAGTATTGGATACAGCAGATGTAACTACTACAGCTACTTTCGTTACCTCTACAGGTTCAGAGACAGCTACTAATGTAACAGATGCTTTGATTACAGCTCTAGGAAGTCCTACAGGTGTAACAGTAACAGATAACACAGGCAGCATTACACTAGCTAAATCAGGTGTAGATGCTTATGCAGTAACAGATGTAGCCAGACAAACTTATGTCACTGTAACTACTCAGACTGCTGCTGACATTATGGCGACTATTGTAGATGCTGATAATGACTTCTACTTTGTAGCTTGTAATGATCATGAGTCTGCATTTGTAATGGCTTTATCTTTAGATATAGAAGCGAGAGAGAAGCAGTACTGGGTATCTACTCAGAACCAAGCCGATCTAGGTGTGTACTCAGAGAGTGCTACAGACATTCCTTCATTACTAAAACAGAATGCCAGATTCCGTACATCTCATTGGTTTCACCATGAAGCAGATACACTATTCCCAGAGATGGAATACATATCTATCCTAGCTCCAGCAGATGCAGGTAAAAAAGCTGTATCTAATAATATCATTAAGAGTTCAGCAGCTAAGAACCCTCTAACTGGTAATTACTTATCTGCAACAAACAAGAGTAATCTTAAAGATAAGAACTCATCTTGGACTGAGGTTGTAGGTGGCATCCCTATTACACGTAGAGGTAGTGTATCAGGTAGTGCTACATTCTTCGTAGATTTGATAAGAAACAGAGATTTCTTAGATGCTCGTATCACAGAGGCATATCAAACCTACCAGATTAATAGACCTATTGTACCTTACACAGATTCAGGGATAGTAGACCTTGAGAATGTATTAACATCTGTATTAGACAGATATGTAGAGACAGATACACAACCTAATATCTTACAGAAAAATAATCCTTATGTGATTAATTTCCCTGAACGTAAAGATATTAGTTTTGGAGATGTTGCAGCACAAGACTTCGCTGGTGCATTTACAGCTTACCTATCAGGTGCTATCCAAACAGTGAAAATCACTGGCAGCTTAACTTATGATGCTCAACCTTAAGGAATAATAAAACATGGCAACACAATTAGAAGATTATGGAAGTAGGTATGTACAAGTTGCATTCATGGGTAAAGCAGTAGATGGTTTAGCTGAAACGTTTATGAGTGCTAGTCAAAGTTCAGACTTTACATCTAGTAAGGTAGGTGCTGATGGCTCAGTAGGTACGAGTATCAGTCCAGATGAGACAGGTACAGTAGAGTTGACAGTAGATCAGAATGCACCAATTAACATTTTACTATCTGGTGTCATCGAGCTTCAACGTTTAAATAAGAAATTGTACAGAGGTGCATTTACATATAAAGATCCATCTGGTGGTGCTATTGCTAAGTTCAGCAGAGTCCATATTCAAGGTGGCCCTACTTTGGTAGGTGCTTCTGAGAGACAGGATAGAACTTGGACTTTATTTGTAGAAGAGTATAAGTTTTTATCTGTACCAGAGGGCGCGACAGATACATTAGGTGTCTTAGCAGATATTTCAGCAGCATTAGAGACTGTAGCTGCTACTGTTTAATTATTAAGAGGAATGAACACCTGTGCGTATAGGTGTTCATTAGGAGGAGAATATATATGTCAGTTTTAAACATTGGTGTAACCAATAAAAGTATAAACGGAAAGAACTACCAAATTACATTACTACCTGCGCGAGAAGGTCTGACGTTAGGTATTAAATTAACCAAGTTAGTAGGTGTCTCATTAGGTACAGCTTTTGATTCAGGAAGTTTTAGTGATGACGATGACAACTACAAGATGGATAACATGGGGCGAGATATTGCTATTGCCCTAGTAGATGGTCTAGACAGAGTAGACGTAGTAGATGTTGTTGTACAGATAGTCAGAAACCTGACTGTAGATGGCAAGCTAGTAGACTTTGATGAACACTTCAGGGGTAACTACGGAGAGCTTATTGCTGTAGTTCAGTGGGCATTACAGGAGAACTTTGGGGATTTTTTGACAGGATTTCTCAAGGCGAAGGGGATAGATACTTCAGAAATCCTTACAAAGTTTCAAGAAATGACGAATCCACAGAACAAGCAGGTAGAGAGTTCAGAGCTATCTCCAAAAGAGTAGAAGAAACTTGCTCTCTCTCGCATGAGAGTAGGTTTTTCCTTATGTTAGCTACTAATAAATACTGCCCAAGGGCAGAGCAGTCTGTAGAGATACTTGAAAACAATAAGACTCTGAAACAAATACTTGAGTTAGAGCAGTATATAGATGTCTTAGAAGCTTACGAGGAATCTAAATTTCTAGACCAAAAGGTTAAAGATAAGCAATCAAATTAGGAGCGGTATAGATAATGATAGCACTAGATGATCACACCTTGAAACTAGGGTTTGATATGACAGCCGTTAATAAAGGGTTTGAAGATATCGAACGTAGGTTTAGGAAATTAAAAAGTCCTTTTGATAGCACAGCATCCTCTACCACCTCCAACAGCACTTCACGCCCCCCTTCATCTGCTATAAGTCAAGGGGAGAGAGATAGAGGATTGGCTAACTTAGATGCTACAAATCTTAAAGCTAAACAGCAAATAGAGGCACTGAGGAAGGTAGGCTCTGAAGAAGCTAGAAGTAAGATAATGGCACTAGAGGCTGCTGTTAAACGTCTTAAAGTAGCAGAAGATGGTCTTAAGAACTCTACTAAGACTACAGACAAAGCTTTCATAAGTTATAAGAAGACATTACGAGATACTAAGAATCAAATAAATAGTATGTCTAAAAGTACTAACACATTAGCTAGAAAGTTTAATGCTACTAAGTTCGCTGCAAACGGTTTAACATCTTCTTTGAAGAACTTAGGACGTAGTTGGATATCTGTGTTTGCTATAGGTGCTGGTATTATCCAGTTAAAGAATGTAGCAGCAGAGATGGAGAATATAGGTGTTGCATCTTTACTCTCCTCTGGTAATGCTAAGAAGGCTGCAAAGGATTTGATATTTGTAGGAGACTTAACTGAAAGGTTAGGACTACGTTACAAAGACACAGCTAAAGCTTTTGCAACGTTTAACGTTGGTGCTATCAGTGGGGGCGTAGATCCAGAGGAAGCTAAAGATGTCTTTATCAAGATATCAGAAGGCTTGGCATCTGCGGGTACTAATGCAGAGTCAGCTAAACTTGCCTTCTTAGGTTTCAGACAGATGATATCTGGAACAGTAGTACAGGCACAAGAGATAAACCAGATTGTTGACCAAGTACCGGCATTCTCTGGTGCAGCAGTTAAAGCATTAGAAGTAATGGGTGTGTCTGGTAAAGATCACCTAGATAAGAATAAGAAGAGTTTTAAAGATACTATTAAAACTGCTGGAGTAGATGCTAAAGAGTTTACTAAGATAGTAGCAGCAATACTGAGTGATCAGGGTAAGTCCTCTGGCGCACTAGAAGAGTATATGCAGTCTATCACAGCAGTAGAAAACAGGATGGTAAATGCAGCAAACAAGGCTGTAGAGAAAGTGTCTAAAGGCGGGTTAGAAGATGTATTTAAAACTGCCTTCCAAGGTATACGTGAAGTAATCTTAGCTGTCACTCCTGCTTTGCAAGGTTTAGCTTTTGCCCTTAAAGTAGTAGCAGAGGCAGTAGCTATCCCTTTTAGAATGATTGATAAGCTAGGTATGGCTCTAGGTATGAGTGAAGGCGAAGGTCTGCACATGGCTATTAGAGGGTTGATCACTATACTCTTAATGAGGTTTGTTCCAGCACTTGCAACTACAACTAAGGCACTTTGGGGTATAGTTACAGGCTCCCTAGGAGCCGCGTCTTCTTTACTAGGTGTAGGTACTGGAGCAAAAGGTGCTTCTAAAGGTGTGAAAGTCTTGACAACATCTGTTAAGTCTTTGATGAGAGCATTATGGCCTTTACTAGCTGTAGAGTTAGCTATTAGTATATTTGACTATGAAAGTAGGAAGAACTACGACGACTTAATAGAAGCAGCTAAAACCTTCACTGAAGAACAGGCGAAAGCTAACGAAGAGATAAAGAAATCTGGAGGTCTTACTAATTTTTGGCTACGAGGTATGCTACGTCTTGAAGGAAGGTTCAATAAAGTAGTAGGATATCTGAAAAGGATGGTAGGTTATTTCCAGATACTTGCCAACCTTGAGTTTGGGGATCTTGCAAAATCAGCAGGAATAGGAGCGTTAAGAAACCTTACCCCAGCGGGCTTCTTTATGGATGATATAAAATCCCCTTTCAACAAGGAACAGGATAGAAATATAGAAGAAGGTCGCCGTAGGGCAAGGGAGATCACAGGAGGTGCTACTGTCACTAACCATTATAATATTAATGGCGATCCAGAAACAGTAAGACAGACTATTGAAGAGTCTATGTCTAGGTATGTACCTGACTATATGCAGACAGTTTACTCTGGAGGTGGCTAATGTCCATATTCTATTTAGAAGTGGAAGGTGGTACTATATATTCTATGAATGCAACCACCAGTATAACTAGAAACTCAGATGGAGCTTTATCTAACTCTCTAACTGAGGATGGTGTTTACCGTTCAGATAACTATGTAGTCAGGCCAGTTATACTATCATTCTCTGGTATTATAACAGATATATCAACATTCTCAGGCTCTAACTTTGATATAAAACCAGAGCAGTATCTAGATGGATTGAAACGCGCACAGATTAATAAAACACCTATACGTGTATTCTATAGTGATATCCAACCACCAGATAGTAATTGCTACTTTACAACCTTCAGCCATAAGCAAGACTTAGACCAAGGTAGAGCTGGCAATGGGCTTAATGCTTTCAATGTTAATTTTACATTGCAGAAGACTAGGTTTGCACAAGGTGCTACATCTGTTGCTAAACCATCCTCTGTAGCAGAGGCTAGTGTTGCAACTAAAAGTAAGAAATCCAGCTCCACGAGTAAGGTGAGTGAGGAGGAGTTTAATAGTTTGGTAGTAAATGGAGAGATAGATCGCGCACTTGGCAATGTACAAACTGAGAATGCTGATGCACCTTAAACCCACCCAATCCGATACTCCCATTAGGGAGAGGTTTCTATAATAAAGGTAATTAAGAATGGCTATAGAGATACCAGTACCAAGTATATCCTACTCTGAGGTGAATGTAACCCTGTCTGGAGTGTCTTATGATATCGTCTTCAGGGAGAGTTCTAGGGAGAGAGATGAGAATGGTTCTGGCAGGTTATACTTCGACATATACACAGAAGATACTCTCATTAAAGCTGGCGTGAAGGTGATGGAAAGCCAGTCCTTATTGGCTAGGTATCTTCTAGACGGTTTCCTGACAGGAGATATACTATGTTTGAGAAGAGGTGGGCGTAGTACTAATGTAGCTACACTGGCAAACGTAGGTCTGAACAAAGAGTATGGCTTATTCTATTTAACAAATGAAGAACTAGGGTTGGTGTAGATATGTCTTATGAGATATTTGACAGGAGGTATTCCTTAATTATAGGAAGACCTTCTAACTTTATATTCCAATCTGTCCCATCTAGTATAGCAAAAGTACGTATCCCCAGATACCTTGCAGCTACAAAAGTAATCGAAAGCTCCATAGGTGATACTTCAGGAGGTATAGGCATAGGGGATTACAGGTCTGTACCAGAGAACTTCTTAGAGATAAGAGACTTTAGCATGAAGGCTAAGGTTTTGTATAAGAAAACTGGAAGTAAAGGTGGAAATCAATACTCAACTATATCTTTAGATAATCTAACAGAGAACACTAAGAATCAGATAAGAGTTAATGATTTTATATTCCTTAGAGCTGGTTATAAGCTAGATAGAGATTCTAGAGACACTCCTTATGAAGAACTTCCTTTAATACTAGCAGCACAGATAACTAAGGTTGAGACTAAGAGAAGTAGTGACCACACTACGATGACAACAGAGATAATATGTGGAGATAATGTACTTCCAAGGAAGAGTGTAAAGATATCTAAATCGTGGCCTCCTAATACAAGTAGAAGGCAAGTGTTGGACGATATGTTGGAGGTTGCAAAAGCTAGTTATGTCCCCCTAGGTAAAGTACAAGAAGATATAGAAGGTTTTTCTAGCCCTCTTAAAGAGTTATACCCTTACGGATATAGTGTATCTGGAAACCTATTTGAAGAGATACAAAAGTTTTGTGATAGTGTTGATTACACATTCTACACAGCAATGGGTAAGATGTATGTAGAACCTAAAGGCACTGCTAAGAAGTATGAAACTTTTATACTAGAAGAACAAACATTGAAAGCTCCTCTTCAGAAATATTCAGATAGTTCAGCATCTAAGCAGGGCAGTAAAGAAGGTAATACTGGCATACTAGCTAGGACGTTCTTAAATGGCAGGATACTTACTAATATGGCTGTTGACATCCGTAGTGGAGAAGAAGATTGGTGGGGTACTTACCCAATAGCCAGTATTACACATGACTTAGACTTTGAAGGTAATACATGGGATACCATAGTAAAAACAACGGTATTATAATATGACAGATAAGACGTTTGAAGATACAGTCAATAACCTAGTTAAAGAGTTTGTATATAGTAATATTAATCTTACTATACCCGCCAGAGTTGTCAGTGTATCTCAGTATCAAAGTAAACAACAAATAGATGTCCAACCTCTCATTAACTATTTTGATGATGATAATGAGGCTATACAGCTTCCAGTTATATATGCTGTAACAGTGTGTCTCACTGAAGGCGGGGGAGCATTAATATCAGTACCTATTAAAGTAGGGGATAAGGTTAAGTTAGAGTTTAGTAAGCAAGGTTTAGACACATACTTAGAGAGCGATGGTACAACCCCTCTTACTCCTAATGATAAACGTAAGTTTGCTATAACAGATTGTTTTGCCACTGCTGGCTGTCCTACTACATCTACTACATTGAAACCAAACCCTACAGACGTAGAGATTAAGTTTGCTAATAGTAGCTGGAAGATGAAGCCTACAGGTAATGTGCAGTTAGATGTTAGTGGTGATTACATAGAGAATATATCTGGTAATAAGATAGTTAATATAGGTGGCAATGAGACTTACAATGCAGTTAACAAAGTAGCTACACTATCAGGTACTCAGGAAACTACTGCTACAAGTATAACACAAACTGCGCCAAGTATAGCCTTAGATGCTACTAGCCTTTCCCAAACAGGGACAGGTATAGGTAAGGATCACGTACATTCACAAGGTAATGACAGTGCGGGTGATTCTCAAGTTAATACAAACGGAGTAGTCCCATGAGTGTAGATTACTTATTAAACAATAACGGAGATGTGACACTCATTAATGGTGTTGTCCAGTTTACAGATAACATAGGGCAATCCAGCAGACAGCAAGTTCTTATTAGCCTCTCTACATATAGAGGGGAGTGGGACTTCAACATCTTGGCTGGCATCCCTTGGTTAGAGAATGCTAACAATAATATCAAACTACTAGGCAAAACAGATAAGCGATTAATAGATTCTTATATTAAAGAGGATATATTAAACAGAGAGAATATCACAGAGATAACTTCCTATGAGAGTGTATTAGATAAGCCCACTAGGGAGTTATCAATATCCTTTGAAGCTATTACAAATGAAGGTAGTACTATTAGAGTGGATAATGTCTTATCTCTTACAGTGCTTTAATTAATTAGGAGGAGTAATGGCAGAATTAACATCAGAAGGTTTAGTCATAAGACGACAACCAGAGGTAGTAGACAGCCTAGTAGAGTCTTATCAGGAATTAGTAAATCCTAATATAAGTGTAAGAGATGACGAAGGGTTTGGTCAACAAACTAACATCATGGCACTACAGTTTGCAGCATTAGAAGAGGCTCTAGAGGCTGTAGTTAATAGTCAGAATCTTCTTAAAGCAGAAGGTTCTAGTTTAGATGATATTGGAGCTACTAAGTTAATACCTAGACAGGCAGCTACTAAATCTTTTACTGCTGCACAATGGTTTACAGAGCAGAATGGTTTTATCATCCCCTCTGGGACTGTACTAGAAAACCCAGTTACATTAGATAGGTTTAACACTACAGCTATTATTAATGTATCTACCACTGAAAGTGTCAGAGTTGAATACTCTATTACAGACGTACTAGACACTACACTCTATCAGGTTAACATAGGCGACACAGGTTATACATACACGAGTGATGCAGATGCTACAGCCTTAGAAATAATTACAGGACTTAAAGCTAGTATTGATGCTACAAGTCCTACAACCTTTGCTGCTACATTAGATACAGACAACACCTACTTAGTTATTACATCTACAGATAATACACCATTCTCAACATCTGTAGTAGCTTATATGATATCACAGGGCGTAACAGTTATAGGGTATGTAGAGTCTGTAGTAAGTGGTAGTGTTAATGCGCCTAGTAATAGTGTGACTAGAATGGTTACATCTTCTAGTGTAATCACTACTAACCCTATAGCCTACACATTAGGCAGGGAGAAAGAAACTGACGAAGCGTACAGGTTAAGAATACAAACCACTCAGAGTTCATCAGGTAAGGCTACCGTAGAAGCTATACAAGATGATACCAGCTTAGTAGATGGAGTGATTATAGCTAAAGTTATTGATAACGATTTAAGTACAGTAGATGGAGATGGGCGTAACCCCCATAGTTTCGAGACTATTGTACAGGGCGGCTTAGATGCTGATATAGGTAAGGCCGTGTTGACAGCTAAACCTGCTGGTATAGAGTCAGTAGGCAATACTCCTGTAGTTACAGAAGATAAGTATGGCAATGCTAAAACTGTTTACATAACCAGACCTACTTCTATCAACTTAGCATTCCTAGTAGAATATACTAAACATGGTGAAACTACCTTCCCTATAGATGGCGAAGATTTGATTAAACAAGCTGTAAAAGATTATACAGATACTTTAATCTTAGGCCAAGATATTACACCTGTAAGTTACTATGGCACTATTATTAATACTGTAGGTGCATTAGCAGCTCTCACAGTGAGTGTACAGCAGATTGCTACACAAGGTGATGCACCTGATGGTGGTAGCTGGCAAACTACAGTATTGCCAATAGGCGAATCAGAGTTTGGCAGTACTACATTGGTAGATATTACTACTACGGAGGTTTAAGTGGCAGAAATACAACCTAAAGATTTAGTAGAGGAGGGCTTAGGGTATCTAATAGACTTTTGGAAAGATAAACCCATCTATAGGGGTATTCTAGAGTCTTACCTAAGAGAAGCCCAGAATATAGAAGATGTTGTTTTCAGGTTATTAAGAGAGCGTAGCATCTCTACAGCCGCCGCCGCGCAACTAGATGTCGTAGGTAACAACGAGGGGGAGGCTAGGCAAGGTAAGTTAGATGAACCTTATAGGGCTGCTATTCTAAGACGTATAGCTATTAGTAATTCAGATGGGACTATACCTGTCATATTGGATATTCTATCTTCTATCTCTGGAAGCCCTATCCCTAATATATTTGAACATTACCCAGCATCTTTCCATGCTTATATAGATAGAGGCCCAAGCCATTCTTTAGCCGTGATACTTAATCAGTCTGCTGCTGCTGGCGTAGGTACGGAGCTAATGTTTGATGATGAAGGAGACTCTTTTGTAGGCTCTGAGATTATAGAGAAAGAATATGTAGCAGTGTTCGAGAATGAAGATATCTTCATAGTAGATAGTGGAGGCACTGAGTACACATTGTCCTACTCAGGTGATAACAACATCTCTTCAGGAGGTAAGAGTTACTTACCAGAGGATGTACAAACTGAAAGTATAAACCCCATGTGCGACATCATAGACGCTAATACATTCTATGGAGAGGCGGGTATCATTATATTAGAAAATGGCAATGCTTTAGCATTAGAGAATGGCGATTTACTAGAATATCAAATTGGAATAGCATAGGAGTTATAAAAATGGCACAACCAGAAGACTTCCAATGGGCTACAAATAACGTCACAGAGTTGGAAGATATAAACAATGACGGAAATCTTATAGCACTTCTTAATAAGAAAATACCTAGCTTAGAGGTTCAGCTAAGTGGTATGAAGTATAAAGAGAATTGGGCTAGGCAGTATTTAAACTACATGTTCAATGTAGCTTTCAGATGGATTAAACATCTCAACGATAGATACATAGTAGGAGATACACACACCACTACTACAGCAGAGAATGCTACAGAGATAAGCGAGAGATTGGGCGGCACATGGGTTTTGGTAGGTACACAGTCTTTAGCTGGTGAAACAAATAATGTCTTTAGAAAGACTGTTTAAATAATTTTAAGGAGAAATAAATGGGTGAAATCACATCACTACCTATTACCACTAGGAAAAGTACAGACCTGCCTGTCAGTTCAGTAGTTTCAGCTATTGAACATCTAGTAGGTTACGAGGGTGCAGAGAATGTAAGGATACCTTTAGCACAGTTGGATACGTATGTAGAAGACTTGATAGCTACAGATATCTCATCAAAGGCCGATCTGACAGGCGCAGCATTTACCGGCCCTATATCAACAATTACAAGCAACACGCCATTATCGGATGCAGCGGCAACACTTACGGCGGCGCAGTTAATCGGCGGTGAATTTACTATCACCCCTACTGTTGCAAGAATACAGACTACTGATACAGCAGCGAATATTATAGCCGCGATGGCCGGAAGTGTAGATAATAGCAGTTTTGAGTTTACGGTGATTAACTTAGCACCCTTCGATGTGACTATCGCCGCTGGTGTTGGCGTAACGTTAGTCGAAAACATGGTTGTTAATGGAGGAGCGGCAACGTTTAAAATTAGGCGTTTAACTTCTTCTACTGTTAGTGTTACGCGGCTTGAAACAGGGGTTGCCACAGCGAGTATATTTTCTTTAGAGTACGAGAGTGCAGCGCAAACCGTTACGTCTGCAAGTCTTTTAACTCTAGCGCACGGACTTGGGGTTGAGCCCAAGGTTCTACAGTTTACAATTCAATGCACAACGGCGGAGGATGGGTATTCAATAGGAGATAGGCTTGTCGTGGGCGGCGACCACAGTTCAACGACGACCACAAGTTCGATTGGACTGTCATGTGTTCCTGATGCGACTAATTTAACCATAAGAATGGGGTCTTCCTCTAGCGTTTTTAATGCGCTTAATAAAACCACTGGTACTGGTGGAGCTTTATCTAACGCTAGATGGGAATTATATGTGAGGGCATACGCATGAATACAGTAAAATATTTCGTAGATGATCAAGGTAGTTATTTGGGAGCTTTTGAGGGTGCTTTGCCGCCTGCTGGGGCTATTGAGGTTGCGACACCACCTAATCATGGACTTGATACATGGAGCGGCTCAGGTTGGGATGATTATATACCTGTTCTAACTCCGTTAGAAATTCGTAACGCAGCACTGGCAGATATCACATACGTCCGTCCTTCTGATGGGGCGCAGATTCAGATACGTCATCCAGACTATGCTTCTGACTATATCATAATGACTTCTGCTATTAATATGTTAGCACCATTAGAAACTAGACTTTGGATTGTTAAGGATGATCAACCTACTCTGGTTAGCAGGGAAGACTTAGAAGCTACTCTGGCCTTTGGTAGTACTGAAGTAGATAGAATCTTTGTCGAGTATATTACAGCCTTACAAGGTGGATAATAATGATTAGAAACTTAGGATTACTATTATTGGCAATAGCAGCATCTGTTCTACTACTCCCTTTAATCTTTATAAGGAACTTACTATATAAGATATGTGATACTAAGTCTCTATCTAAATACATCTTTGCTATAGCACACGGTATAGATGTGATGGCAGCTTCTACTCTGTACGGAACTACATATAAAACTGTTAGCGGTGTTACAGGTAGGAAAGCTTGGAAGGAGAGGGAGGCTAATCTTTCCTCTTCTTATATATACCCTTTTGAGAAGCTAATCAATTGGCTTTTCAATGATCCATTACATTGCTATAAAGCGCATAAAGCAGAATACCCAGAGGAGTTTATATGAATTGGATAAGTAAGTTAAAAGAGTATGCTCCTCATATTGCGGGAGCAGTGTTGTCAGGAGGTGCTACACTACCTACATTAGCTATGAAAGCTATATCAGATGTAGTAGGCCAAGATATCAGTACATTGTCAGGTGCAGAGGTTGCTATCAATGGTGCTAGTCCTGAGTTAATGGCTGAGATTAAGAAAGCTGATAATACATTTAAACTTGAAATGAAGCGGCTAGAGAATGATCTTATACTCTCTAAAATAGGTGACTCTCAAGAGGAGCATAAACAGACTCAAGATACTATACGTCAAGGTGATAATGCAGATGATGAGTATGTACGCCACACACGTCCTCGCATGGCTAGACAATCTTGGAATGCTACAGTAGCCTATTGCTTAGGGTGTTGGTTGTTTACAGCCTTTAATCCTAACTCTGATATATTTAATGTATACCTAGCAGGATTCCTTTCATCTCCAGCTTGGGCATACATAGGCTTTAGAACTGGTGATAAGTTTGCTAAAGCATTAGAGTCTTATAAGAAGAAGTAGAGGAGGGTAACACTCCCCTCTCTAGAAGCTCCATACGAGCATCCTAAGAGCTTCTAACATACCCCTACCTACCCTACTACTAAAGAGAGAAACGCCCTTAGAATGGAACGAGAGGCCTTCTAGGGCTATGTATATTAGGCAGGAGTAGGTAGCGATAAGTCTTTACATCTACCACACAATATGTTACTATATGTATTGGTATATTAATTAATTCAACTAAGGAGATACAAATGTCGAAGCCAATGAGTACAACTAGGGATACTGCTGACAAACCTGTGATTAGGAAGTAGATATGACTATTACTATCTGGGGACTATTGATACTACTATGTGGAATGTGTCTTATTACACATCCTACTAAACGTGGCTGTGGCATAGCAACTATCTTCTTACTCACAGCATTAGCCCCAGAGCCTCTCAAGTTCTTCCTAAATGCAGGAGAGTCTTGGTTGGCATACACTATACAAGTAATGGTAGTGTTTCTAGGAGTTATAGTGTTATCTACAGTAAGGCATTGCAAATTGAAGTGTGCAGTGATGTATCTGTTTATAGCTGAAATGTTGATATGTGGACTAGGAATACTCAACTGGGGTTCTCATTTGTCTGCACATCTAAGCAACTATATATTTGATATATCAGGTTTCTCTATCTCTGGAGCTGTAGCTGCAAGCAATGCAGAGACTTGGCTGTATAACATAAGTGTGAATATCTATTATGGAGTAGCGATGTATATTTTATATGATAGAAAAGGGAGAAGTAAGTATGTCGGATGTGGGGTACTACAGTATCTTGGGGATACACTTCTTGCTCCTAATCTTCTCTTTAAGAATAGCAATAAAAGGAAAGGCACACAGTGGAAAGCGTAGTAAAGATACTAGATCAGGTGAGATTGATAAGTGAAGGTGGTAACTCTGGAGCTGCTATCACTATACTTTTTATAATCCTAGTGGCGGGAGTGGTGTGGGCGCTTATCAGGCAAGGTAATAAACATAATAGTTTTATTAATACTAAGATAGAGAAGCTGGAAGCTGCTGTAGAGGAGTGTCACACAGACAGAGATAGACATAAGATAGCCCTTGATATGTCAGAGATGAGGGGGGAAGAACTTAATAGAATTAATCAAGCTTCTGAACGTAAGATAGAATCAGCTAACCTCACTATACAAGCTAACACCAAAATGCTTACAGACTTAGTAGATAAGTTTATGGATAGGATAGGTAAGTAGAATACATACCCACCCCCCCTAGTACCTAATATAGACCCCTGAGAACGCACGTACAGCCATCCTAAGCAACGTTTACCCCCCACCCCTACCTACCCTACTACTAAATCTAACGTTGCTTAGAGAGCTTGTATGGAGCTTGTAGAGGTATTATAACTATTATAAATAATAAAGGAATGATAAAATGGCACAGACATTACCAGATATTGTCATAGGACAAACTTGGGTAGATGTAAATACAGAGAGTGGTATTACTGTAGGAACGGCAATGCTTATTACTAACAAAGGTAATGGGGAGATATTATTACTAGAGCAGACAGGTACTCCTTCTGCTTCTGACACAATAGGCGTACCTGTAACTAATACAGACGACCCTTACGCTACAGCTAATGCACTAACAGGTAGCTTAAAGATATGGTGTAAGGCTAGGAGTGTATTGGGTACTACTATTAATGTACAAGAAGTATAAGGAGATATTATGACTATATTAATAGGAAGTAAGGTAGGGGGCGATGTCGGGAGTAACACATCGGGGTGGGCTAGTTATACAGATACAGTCCATATTGATGCAGGGACAGCTTTCACTATTGCTGCCGACACAGATACAGTTCTTCCTAACAATGCGGGAAATATTATTGATAGCCAAAAACCTTCTGATATTACTAGCTTTTATGATGGTTCAGTAATCACAGGAAGAAATGGTGATGCGTTAGACTTGATGCTTTATTTTAAAGCGGTTCCTTCAGCAGCGAACCAATGGCTAGAAGTATGGGTGGATATCGGTGGGGCAGTTGGAGAGCTATATAGGCAAACTTTTGTATTTCCTAAAGGTGCGAGTGTTGAGCGAGGAGTGGTTTACGGTTTACCGAGTGCTTATACTTTGGACACATGGGAAGCAAACGGGGCAACAGTTTATGTTAGATCAAATGCTCCTGCGGATATATACAAAATAAATTATAACTTCGATAGAACACACAAAGCTATATAAGATTAGCTATAACGTAGTCTGAACTGGGCTACTAAAGTTTATAAATCCCCTTCTCTCTCACCCTCCTCCTTGGGAGTTTAGGGGGTTTATTCTATAAGTAATTATCATTGATTATATAAGACTCACCAAACATAATATCTAATACATTAGAGATAGTAGTAATATCCTCATACTTAGCAGCTAGTCTTTTAATAGTAGTGATGTAATAGTAATCATTAGCAGGATTAACACCACCTTCTGCAACATACCCTCCCCACCTCTTGTCTTCCTTGACAACATACCTAACACCATCCTTGGTGATTATAGGGCAAATCTTAAACTCTTTCTTACTTGACATCATGCTTCATACCATCCCGCTCCACTTCTCTGTTTAAGTAGTAGAAAGCATCATCACTCATGTTTCCCGATCTGCGCCACTTATCATCTAATCTCTCTTGACCAATAACTATACGTCCACAATCTTGCTTACCATTGAAAGTGTAACAACAAATATCGTAAACCCATTGATATCCAATAGTATCAAAGCCAGCCTTATTAAATAAGAACTTATCTACATCCTCTTTGGGCATCCCTTCAATGTAAGATGCTGGAATAAATCTAGGCACACTTAATTTACGGCGTAGACTACTCACCTCCTTCTCAATACTAATACGCTCCTTAACTAAGGCTAAAGCGTCTGAAGCACTATAGCCTCCTAAGTCCATAATCTGATCAAATAACTCTACTCTGAATAAATCCTCATTACATACTACTAGCTCTGGTGCTGAATTCAAGTGTTATATCTCCTGTGTTATTATTAATCTAATGTAAGATCTTTTATTGTTGTGTAGTATGCAAACTCGTCACTTAATAGCCAAGCTCCTTCTTCATCTACACCTTCTACTAACGTAGCACTGTGTTTAATATCTTTAATCACACCTCCTGTCAAAGCGCCATCTCCATCTCCCATCTCGCGGTCAAAGTAAATAACACTGTCACCTACCACTACCTCTGTGCCTAACATATCTTTCATAATAACTCCTCTATTTTAGTAAGCTTAATATCTACGTCCATCACTTTCTTATAAATACCATAGAATGTATATCCACTTCTACAGGCAATAAGGCCTTCCAACGTTTCTAATGTACCCTCAGACTTTAATATCCCATTACTATGGAAGGGATTATTAGCCTTATATAAAAGTGTGTATACTTCTTCACTCATCTTACTCTCTCCTCTATTTAATTAAGTACCTATTATAACCCAATTCCTTGCAACTTATCAAGCACTTTATTTATATAGTTTACCCTCCTATATGCCCCTGTAAGCCTCTCTAAGCCCTCTTGTATTTGCCCCTACCTACCCTACCTCTTTAAGCTAAAAAGCTCTTAGGATGGACGTTTGACCCCTTCTCGAAGGGCTTTATATAGCTATTACAGCAAAGGCTTAGCAATCTCAATTAAGTCATGATATGCTTCTAGGAATCCATCTCGTGTTCCTTCATCTTTGAATGCTAGGAAGTACTGAGTATGTGCGTAACGATCTGTACTAACCCCATCCCGATACACCTCAATAACGTGCTTGATATGACCGCAGTTCCAATCAGGCTTCCAATCTCCATTCACATAATCATGTAATTGAGCTAATTGTGATAGAGCTAGACATGCCTCTGCTAGTTCTTTAGTAGGCCAGACGTTACGATTATAACTGTATGTAGTTATAGGGCAATCCCCATCACCAATAACTTCAGCCCCTTCAGTTACCCAACTACCACTAATCTTTCCCAACTCCTCCCACCTAGGAAACTTAGGCTTAGTGTGTTTCTTAACCTCTGCTGCTACAAGAGCTGCAATCTCCTCCTCAGATGCACCTTGCTTGATGGTTAAGTTAATATTAATATCATTACTCATATTATTCTCCTATTGTTTAATCTGACTTAGTATGTAATCAACTACTTCATCTATTGTACCATCATTAGTTGTCTGGATCAAGTTAATATTGCCATAAGGTTCTAACCAATCTCTACTATCACCTAAGAAGTTTAGTTTATCTCCTCTAGTGAATTGTACAATATATACATTCTCTTCTCCTACGACATCTACAATAGGGGATAGTTCCTCTTGGAAGCCTCCATCACTGAATACACTGCCATTACGATCATTCCTAATAGAATCAGCAGCAGCTAGGCCAAAGTACTTATCTCCAAATCTAGGCTTAATTACAATCTCAGATGTGTATATCAATGCTTCTCTAGGAGAGATGGGGACATTATAATCACCAGATAATGTACATCCCTCGGCTATTGTAAATGCTCTATTAGACTTAGTGAGAGCTGTAATCTTATGGAACTCTTTGCTAGGTACAGTTAGATTCTCAGAAGGTGTCTCCTTTAATACCCTATCATTGGCTGCATGTTTAAAACTTAAAAGGTTACGGTTAAACAGCATAGCAGTAATTTCATACAGCTTATCCTTGAACTGTCTATGCTTAGTATGTGTATGAATATTACAAATAGCATTAGCAATAGAATCCTTCCCTGTGTTGGGCGGGGAGTTTAATATAATCACTTTACCTGTTAGACTAACCATTACTTCCTCCATTTAAACTTAATCTCTTTAGTCAGTATTTCACCATACTTATCATATGATAATACTATATACAACGTCATAACCATCAGCCCTATAGGGTAAAATACTGATGTAAGGAATGCTGCTACCCAATCTCTTGAGTCATAATCAGCTAACCCGAGTCTAATATGAAAACCCACTCTATTATAAATAATAAATAATTGCAATGTTATTAGACTAGGTAGTAGCCAAAATAACAACAACATATCCAATTGGCTCACAGTTATTTACCCCTCTTAATCGGCTTCTTCTTAACTAATACAGTGGTACTAGGCTCACCTTCTTTAATCTCTAAGTTTAGATGATCCATTAGGAGATTGATACGCTGGTGTACTGTATAATCTGGAGTGTGATAATCATAGAAGGTTTGTGTATATCCTAATGCCTTTCTTAGTTTATCTAACTCCGAACCACAAGTTAGTTTATCTTCCTTATCAAGCATCAAGACTACATTCCATATAAACAATATTACTATACATGCAGCTAATCCAATCTCAATTACACTCATAACACTCTCCTATAATTTATTAATAAACTCTTCAATTTCAACCCAATCATTACTAATCAGGTTTACATGTTCTAATTCTACACTCTGTTCATACACTGTGTCAAACTTTATCTTACAGTAAGCATCCATACTATTCAAATGATTATGTCTATCATCTATAAACACATCACAATTAACATATCCCTTCTCTTGAGTTGCTATGAAGCCATCCATGAAAGGGAAGTGACGTTTAAGCCATCCCACCTTACTCTTATGATGCCCACCCTTGACATGTGATATAAATACAATCTCCCATCCTTGGGAAGATAATGACTGTAGACATTGTACACTATCCTTAATAGGTTGTATAGCTCTTCTTGTAATCCTTTTAGCAGAGTAGTCCAACTCTAGATCACAAGGTTTGACATCATATAAGTCATCATATCTCCAGAAGTCCATACTATCAATGTATTTAGGCAGATTGAAGTAGGTGCTAAGGTCGTAGTCTAATACGCCACTAGGCATACAAGAGTTTCCATCTTCAGATACTTGTTGAAGAAAATCCCAGTGGCTTATACTACTATCAGCTACAGTTAAGTCTACATCTACGCCAATAATACCTTTACTCATATACTTCTCCTACTCCAGTGGTAAATCTAATTGACCTTCTAAACCCTCAGTCTCTAACCTAATCTTAAGTTTCTTTGAAGTATCATACATCGCCTCCTCAATTAAGTCAATAGGTATGAAGTAACCTGCCTTATTTAACACCCTGCTAAACTCAATTATCAACTCAGGCCAAGTCTCAATATGTGGATTAACAGAGAAAGCATTATCATAAGGCGATTGGTATGTGATTATCGTGCTATCTAGTTCATTTTCTTCTTGCATAACTTATTCCTCTATTATATTTAAGTAAGCATATTCGCCAAAGAGTTTGGATGCTGCTTTGTTATAAGCTAAGGCTGCTTGGACTTCACAAGTGAATACACCTAACGACCTCTCCTTACCATTGACCTTAACTCTCGCTCTATATTTGCCTTTATTCTTCGATACACCTTTATACTTACTCGTCCCTAATAAACCCCTTCTGTTTCTCATATTCTCAGAATGAGTTGCCCACCTACAATTTTCCTTGGAGTACCCTTTATTATTATCCCTTCTATCTAATTCAAGACCCTCTTTGTACCCTACTGTCATATCTTTTATAAAATTATCTACAGATACTAACCAATAATCACAGATAGTAATACATCTTCCTCCATAGTTCTTATAGCTTACATGTTTTTTGTCTAAACATCTGTTTAGCATACCCCTGTATGTTAGGTATAAAGGATCTTTAGACAAACCGTGTGTAGTGTTCCTTTCGTGTAAGGTGTCTAAACTTAAACAACCACAAGACCCCGTGTTACCATTTCTCAAGTTACTCCCTATTACACTAACCTTATCACCACAAGTGCATTTACATACCCACTTGATGTCTCCACTAGCAGACCTTTGGCTATCCTCCTTGATAACCTCTAGCCTATTAAATACCTTACCTTTTAGTTCAAGTTTAGCTCTCATGTATCATCCTACTACATTCATCCTAAGAGAAGCACGTTTCTCTTTAGAGAAGAGATTAACACGTCCTCTAACTTCTGATCCACAACTATCACAAGAGAACCTATCAAACTTACTCAAGTTACTATAGTGATATCCATTATGTGAGAACTCTTCTCCACCACAATTACATCTAAGCTTATTATCATCGTAGAATACGTTTAGATTAGGGTGTAGTTTCATATATGGACGCAAGATAGTGTATAACTCTTCTAGGGATAATACATCATAGATGTTGTACTCTTCCATCTCATCCCATGCTTTCATATCCCCTACTAGACAAGCATCCCAAAGTGTGTTACCAGCATAAGCACCATGCTTTAACTTCTTATACGTCTTACACAACTTGTCAGTCATAAACTCTAACTTGTTAGAAGAGAAGTTAAACCAACGTTTAGCCTCTTGTAG